ACCCTTCTCTCTGGTTTCACAACAAAGCTGAACTCAAGGATCTGCCTTCCGAGGGAACTGCCGTGATCAGGTACAAGAAGATCATGGAACGCGAGGAGAATGTCACAATCGACGGCAAGAAAGAACACCGATACACGACCGAACTCCAGATCATGGCAATTAAGGCAGGCGAAGCTGAAGAAGCCGAAGAATCCAACGAACCTGACGATGTCGATGCCATCGAAAAGGGTCTAGAAGCCGCATCAAAATCAACCAACGACTAAAAATTATGGCAAACGACCAAACCATGCCTCCATCTGAACAGAATCTTCCTCCTGATATGGGAAAAGGCCCAGCAAGTCCCGCTGACATGGCTCCTCCTGCCGGAATGCCTGCGCCCCAAGATGGAGGTTCAGTAATGATTACCATGCCTAAAGCCGCATTAGATGCCATTCGCGAACTTGTCGTCCAACTTGCTAGTGGAGTTGACCAACTCGCACAGGGAGTGAACCAGCAAGCCGCCGGAGGATCTCCAGAGGGTGCGCCAATGCCTCCAGAATCCCCAGAATCTGCTCCAAGTCCAGAAGCAGGTGGTGGAGATGATGATTTCCTGAAGAGCATCGCACAAGAAGGCAACGCACGCACCAAATAAGGAACCCAACCGATGTTCGTCTCGCAAATATTTGACGAGGCTAGCGAAATTCTTGCGACCACTGACCAAACCAAGATATTCCGCAAGCTAACGCAGGCTGTTCAGACTCTTATGGAGTCTGGACACTGGTTGCGAACGACTCAAGAGGTTGATGTCTGCACTGGGTGGGACGGACAAACGATTACCCTGCCTCGCGGCATTGAAGTTCCGCTAGGGGTGAACATTGATGGTTCTCCTACCTATTTCAGGGGTCGGCTTTTCCAATACCATGTAAATGCAGGCGGAATGTACAACCCTGTGTCTTGGGCATGGGATGATAGTGGGTTTGTTGCTACGCAGATGGAAATCCGGCAACCATCTCAACTTGTTGCAATATCCGAGCATCAGGCGGATGCCGGACTCCAATTGAGAGTCATCGGAACGGACTCCAACAACCGAGAGTTACGATCACAACTTAATGATGGCACAGGGTTGGATGGAATCCTAGTCCCAATCCATGCCCAGAGCGACTTCCCATTCGGAACGATACAACCAGATGGAGTCACAATTCAGACTAGATCAGTCGCAATTTCCGCATTGCAGAAGTTTATTTCTGATGCCGCTCATCAACTTGTTTCTGGTCAATCTGCCGTAGTATCTCCTAATCAATCAGATTTTGTTCCTATTGGTCTTATAGATGGAAACACATACTACATCGGCGTAGACGATGCCAATACAATCACACTTTATCAAACTAGTCTTGATGCAAAATCGGGAGTAAATCCTATTAGCATGACAAGCATTGTTGGAAGGGATACAATTACTCTTACCGACAAGCGACCCGCTAGTTTGCTGACATCTGTAAACCTTGTTAATGGTCAACCTGCAATATCAATCGACTCGCCAAACGAGGTCTCATTCTCTCCGATTGGATCGAACTCGTTGCCATCACCTCTTGTGGCAAACGCTACATACTTTGCTCAATCCTTAGACTCATCAAACCTCCAAGTGTATGCGTCTCTGAACGACGCAAAGAATGCAACTAACCCTGTGTTGCTGTCAGGTACGAATGCCCAATTCAATGTGGACATTAAAAAGCCCATTGGGGCGCAGACTACGCTTACATTCTCTCCTGCTCACAATTTTACCACAGGCGATGCAGTGCAAGCGTTCACCAATGGAGGAACTCTTCCAACGCCACTGATTGCGGCACAGAATTACTTTGTCCATTCTATTGACGCAACATCTTTGACCCTTCATGCAAACGCTTCGGATGCAACCGCAGGCACAAACCCAATCACACTCACAGACAATGGTTCTGGCACAAACTCATTGGTAAAACTTGTTCCGGCGACATCTAATACTGGAACGATTAATCAGATAACAGCCGCAGGTTTAAATGTGGAAGCACCAATAACTCCCACAACTCCCGCATCAGCGGTTGCCGTAGTATCGGGGTCAGTTGTGAGTGTGCAATTAACAGTCGCAGGTTCAAAATATTCATCAACTCCAACTGTAACATTTGATTCTCCGTTAAAGACATACACGATAATTGGGAATACTACAAACCTCTCAAAGACGATTAATGGAATAACAAACATTACAAACATTGCCATCGGTCAAACAATAACTGGAAATGGAATACAAACTGGAACTATTGTTACTGCAATCAATGGATCGGATTCTATAACAATTAGTAACGCCGCTACAGCAACCGCATCATCTGTTACATTTACCCTTGCTCCAACAATACCAGTAGGTTCTACGCAGGCTTACTCGACAGCAACTGGTTATGCGGTGATGGTTCTTGATGCCGTTGGTTCAATCGTTATAACATCAGGCGGACAAGGATACACAACTCCTCCTTTAGTAACAATTTCCGCACCAACAACTGGTAATGTATTTACCTACGCAAGCACTATCGGAAGCCCAATATTGACAAATGTTGGTGCTATTGCCGGACAACTTTCAGGACAACCTATTTTTGGTGTTGGAATCCCAAATGGTTCCGTAATTGTTTCGGTAAACAATACAGGAACACAATCAACCAGCACGATAACAATTTCGCAAAATGCCACAGCGACTTCAACTACTCAACAAACAGGATCTTCGCTTGTTTATAGTTACACTACACAAGCACAGGCGATAGCAACTCTTCAAACTTCATTTATCTCTAATATTGTTGTCCCATCAGGATCTGGTGGTGGAGGTTATAAAGCCCCTCCTATTGTTCAAATTACTGGAGGTGGCGGAACTGGAGCAACTGCAACTTCGCAAATTGACAACACTGGAAAAGTTACTGGCATCAATGTGATTGCACAAGGCACTGGTTACACATCCGCACCAACAATCTCACTTGTGCCATCTACTGGAGTTCTTGTTCAGTTTTCTTCAACTGGTACACTGCCAACACCTCTTGTGGCAGGAACCGCATATCGATTGGAAAACCCCATCGACGCAGGAGCAGGTAAGTATACGATCCTGAACCAAGACTACTCCACCATAAATGTGACAGGAACATTTACTGGAAACTTCTATGTGAACCTTTCAAAGTCGTTTGCAATCGGGTTTAAACCAAATGGGGTTAATGGGATCTGGAATGGTGACTTCGGAGGGTTGTCAACTGGTGATGTTGTCTACCTTTCGTCAGATTACCTACTGCCGACTGGCGTAAACAATACCACGGCATACACCCTGACCAAATTAACCGCAACGACAGCAAACCTATCTGCCGGATCTCCTTTGGCAATAGTCACGCCAACTGCATTAGGGTCAGGTCAGTCATACTTTGCAGTGAGGGTTGCAGGACAGGCAAAACCTTATAATAGCCTGATCACACCTTCAAATATTGAATACCTATCAAATGGTGAAGTTGTTCTAGTTTCATCAACAGGAACACTTCCATCTCCATTGGCTTATGGAGCAAATTACACAATTTCAATTTCTGGAAACAATATCTCTTTGTTGAATTCCAATGGTGACGCTGTAACTATAACAAATATTGGCGTTGGGAAAATGAGTGTTATCATCAGAAGGAATTTTAGCGCGGTTGCGTCCACAAGCATTGTTGCCAACAATCAGGTTTACGATACAGGCAGTCAAATATCTGTCAGAGCCGCTACTGGTGATACATTGCCTGCCGGAATTACTTCTGGAAATTATTATGCAAGAGCAATCAATTCTAGCACCTTTGAATTGTACAACACTCTAACCAATGCCCTTAACATAGGCTCCACAAATGGTCGTTTCAGCTACTCAAGCACAGGGAATAGCGTCACAAGCACATTCTATGTGGACGCAATCCTTCCTCCAACGCTCGTCAAGTCAGTCATGCACATTGAAAAGCCTGTCACAGCAGGGTATGTGAGCCTGTATGCCCTTGATTACGGCAGGAGCAACGACATGACCCTGATCGGTCAGTACCACCCTACAGAGACTAATCCAAAGTACCGCCGCATTCGGATCGGTCAGTCGTGTGCATGGGCAAGGATCATCTATCGTGTGGCTCACCCTGAGATCACTAGCGTGTACGACTACATCCCGCTTGAAAACGCTAGGGCAATCATCGCCGCAGTCCATGCCGTTGACCTTGAAGACAAGGATTTCCTTGATCAGTCTCAGAAGTATTGGGCAACTGCTCTTTCTTACCTGAAAAACCAACAGGAGAGCCTTGAGGGTCACGCGATGACACCTCCTCAGATCAATGGAATCACTTATGGGGACACAACTGACCCTGTTATTGAGTCGGTCTACTACTGGTAAATGAAATCTCCAAACATAACCTCTGGGAGGGCTGTAAAGACTTCTGCTGGTTGGTTGCATGGGGTCAATTCTGTACGCAACCCTTGGACACTGCCTGAAAATCAGGTCAAGTGGGCGCAGAATGTCAATTTCCGAGGTGGGGTTGCACAAACTCGCAACGGATTTGACATGAGGTTGTCACTGCCGCAAGGAAACTTCCAAGGTGGCATCATTTTCAACGCAAACAAGCAATCAAAAGCACCATCTGTAACGACCAACCTATCTGGAGTGAAGATTGTTCAACCAAAGACGATTTTCACCCCACAAGGAACCGACTCGCTTGAAATTGACCTGCCTTACGCTCTGTTTTGCGTGGATGGCAAGGTATACTACGCACCTTTCCCACTAACCCAACCTGCCAATTGGAGTTCCTACCAACTGACCAATATCCAACTTGATCCGAGTGTAAAAAAGGTCAATTTCGTGATTGCGACCCAACAGGCTTCAACGAATGTCAGCGGCAATGTCACGATTACACCATCTCACCGCATTGTCGTGATTCAGGATGGCATAAATACTCCATGCTATTGGGATGGATCGGATGTTACTGGTCAACTCGCTCTCAAGATGCCTGTTGGCTACTGGATGTCGTTTTCTGGGAATCGCCTGTGGGTGGCAAACGGAAACATCATTTCAGCGTCTGATCTTGCCAATCCGCTTGGGTGGTCGGAGAGAACGCAGGGAGCAGGACGAGGTGACTTTAGTGTCCCAAGGCCAGTCACAGGTATGCGTGACTTCGTCGGTCAAAACAACAACACGACGCTGTATGTCTTCACCAGTCAGTCAACTTACTCGCTAGCTAGCGGAATCCTTGACAGGTCAACATGGGCGAGTACGCCAAACTTCCAAAGCACATTATTTCCGAGTGTGGGATGCATCGCCGGAGACAGCATTACATTTCAAGCGGGTCTCATGTGGTGGTATGCACAGGGAGGTCTTGTGAGTGCCGATGTTGCGTCGAATAACTACCTTTCTTCTCAGGTATTGTACAAGGATGTCGAGATGGCGAAGGTCAAGAGGTTGATCCCATCGGATGCCAGCGGGATCTGCTCGACAGCGTTTGAAAACTACCTTCTAGTTTCAGTTCCGTACCTTGAGACACTAAATAGTGCAACGATGGTGTTGGATTACGCCGCCGCCAGTGAGTTGAGCGACGGCAGGAGTCCGGCATGGGCTGGAGTGTGGACAGGAATCAGGCCGATCTCATGGTCTTCCAATGTCATCAACAGCCAACCTCGCCTGTTTGCGTTCTCCGTTGACTATTCTCCGACTAGCGATGGTTCTTTCAACCACCTGTGGGAGGCATTCTCACCCAACAGGTACGACACCTACCTGAATGTCGCGCAGGATGGATCTACGACACAATTGGTGAATCGAATCTACTGCCAACTTGAGACCGCATTGCTTGGTGACTCAATGGATAAGAAGCAGTTTGTGTATGCCGAAATGGATTGCTCTCAGATTGCCGGAACAATTGATGTCAGGACATCATACCGAGGCACAAAGGGGGCGTACCAACAGATCCTGAATACTCGCCTGCTTGCTGTTACCGAACCATATCAGTACGCAACCTCTCCTGTGGCGAAGCAGATTGAAGACCTTGGGTTCTTGCAAACTCAATCCCGCAGGTTAGTCACGGAAAATGTCTCAAGGTCGGCATCGATCAAGTCATGCGAATCATCGGACACGATGGATGTGGACAAGGCATTCAGCCTACTCATCGAATGGTGCGGATCGATGGGAGTCGATTCGGTCAGGATGTTCCAAGACCCTTGGTCGGATACCTCTTACGGAAAACCCTCTGGTGACGAGACCACTCCCTGTGTGGTCGGTGAAAACGGATCTTCAATTGTTGTCTCGCTTGAGCCTGCGCCGGAGGAAAATCCAAGCAATGCTCTGAC